CGTTGTTCATCATTGCCAGAATTCCCAAGCAAGTCTCCCGGCAAAGTCCTAAGTCTGCCAGCATCTGTAAGAACGCCACTTTCTCGTTGTCTGTCATTGTGTTCATTCACTTTCCTCCATAATGAACTCTCTGCTTTCTCTTTTGTGCGAATTTTTCTAAACCCGTCTTCGGTTTTTTCGATTAGGATAGGAACGTCGCCCTTAAAGCGAACAGTCCAATCGCCCACTTTCGTTTTGTCCGAGTGCGCCCACTGCATAGCAAGCGTGGCGAATTCATCCGTATAAGATTTCCGACTTGCAACCCCGTTTATCGGACGCTCGCCCGTCGAAAGAATGCTGTCCTTGTTACCTGCAAACGGCATTGTCTTTGCGCGCTCTTCTTTGGACAGTTTCAAGCGGTCTTCGACGTTCCTTGCTTCTTGCTCTCCATATACGTTTTGGTATGCACGGAAAGCGTCCCGAGGCGTCACCATTACGTCTGCAAATTCTTCCGCCGTATCCGCTATGTTCTTATAGGCGGACGGGTTCTTTTTGTAATCCGCAACGGCAATGCGCCTTAACCTTTCGTATTGTTCTTTTGGCAAACTTCCGTTTGCAAAGCCTTCGTACGCCTGTATAATGTGCTGTACTTCGTGCATTAACGTTTTCTTGAACTCGCCCACACTGAACGCGCCGTCTTTGTAAAACGCTTGCTTCGAGACCTCGATGTATGCCGACGAGCGCACCCCACCTTTTTGCGGAATTGTCGCGTTTGCATACTCCCCTTTGTTCATATTTTTGTTGAAAACAATTTCAACGTTCCTGATTTGAGGATATGCCTTAAACAGTTCATCGTGCGTGATGATTTCGGACAACTTCGCTTTTGTGGTCGTATCTTTATTATATAACGCATTTACGCCGGCTTTGTCAATATCTATGTTGACTTGCGCCTCGTTAAGCAAAAGTTTTAACCTGTTATCGTTTATGCGGATCTCCTTTTTGATATCCGCAATTTCTTTTTTGTAGCGACGAATACTCTTTTTGTAGTCCTCTGCAACAAAGTCCGGAAGATTATAGCCGTCAAGTCGCGTTTGAAAATCTTCGATTGTCCTTTCGTAGTATATGACGCGCTCTTTATAGTGTTCGTTGAGTTTATTCGTTTTGTCTATGCTCGACAACGTACTGCTATCCGACACGGGAATGTGTCGATTGACCTTCATCTTGCTGTCGTCGATTTCGTAACGCATATACCCGTCCGCGCCGATAAACAAGCCTGTTTCCCTGTATATCTCCTCGGGCGACTTCTTGTCCAACATCATATCAATCGCACGGTCTCTGCGCGATTCATCCCACGTCTGCGACTGTTGTCCCGCATACGACTTGCGGTTGTTTTCTTTGGTTTTCTTCGTAAAACTTTGCTGATATGCAACCGCTTCGTCGTACTGGTCTTTTGCAAAATACCTTGTCTCAACGTTCTGGTCGGTCAATACCATAAAATGCACAGGGGCTTCCCCATACGTTTTTACAAATTCATCCGCATACGCCTTGCCTCTGTCTTCGGCAATAATGTCATAGTTAAATTCAAGAACAGACGCCGATTGGAAACCGAGTGTCTTTTTGTATATTAACGACAACGGTTGTGCTATACTGTCGTAACAATCCAGTGTTTTCGCACCTTGTTCTTTTACATAATTTTTGATTGTATCTAAAAATCCGCCTTCTCCAAGATTGAAAACCGATATCAAGTCTCCGTTTTTCGTTATGGCAAAACCGCCCAACCCATCCGAGGTCAGGAAGTTTTTTGTGCCCGTATAATCGTTTACATTGTGAACATCTACGGCGTCGCCGTATTGAAGATACTTATGAACGATTTCAAAAATATCGTGGAAAGTCTGTGCCGAAACGTTTTCGTATATTTTAACGTCGGCACCGAGTTTAGGATTGTTTAGGCTCCGAACACTATCGCGAATCCCGCTACGTTCGCTCCGTAACCTTCCTGATAGTATGACAGCAAGTCGTCTTCGTAAAGTTTCATCGATTTGCTTACTCCCGCTGTGGTATAGTGATATCTCCCTATCAGAAAGTCTCTTACTTGCTTCTTGTAGTCTTCGAAACTGATTTTCTGCGTCTTGTTGGTCGATGCTGTTTCTTGCATATTCCACCTCTCCTTTAACTTTATTATTAGCAACGTTTTTGGACTTGTCAACAGTTTTTTTCGACAAAATTTCGTCCAAAATCCTTATGACGTTAGTCATATTATCGTTGGATTTTTTTACGCCGAACTGTTTGACACGTTCCCTTATTCGATTAAAGAACTCGCGAATAGTGCGGATATGCCCCTTGTCAACGTTGCTAAGGTCTATCTTCCCTTTTTCGTTTGTTCCGAACTCCGAGATAAATCGCTCGGCAACCTTGCACACCGCATCTTCTGCATAGTATGCGTCGCTCTTGCCGGGCTCTGCTTTTTTATACGCTTCAATAGCGTTATCATATACCTTTTGTAATTCCGCGTTTTCCGCGCATACGCTTTCGATTGCCGTCCTAAGTTTTGCAAAAACCGCTTGTTCGTTCTTTGCTATATTATGTATATATTCGTGAACAGCCGTTCGAGAGAACGAATCTACGCCCCGCACGTTTATGGTGATCGTCCCGCTTTCATACGAGCCGTTGACAACATTGCCGTCTTTAATCGGCACGTTCTCCCATCTCACTTTAACGCCACCGCGCTTTGCAAGTTTCTTTATCGCTTCAACTTCCGCAACGGTGGTTTTTCCTGAACTTATTGCGGAAAATATCGCCATATTCTGGTTGTCGCGGTCGTACGAGTTTTCGTAATTATCCGCAAGCATATCCCGCTTTTGCATAAAGTCCGCGCCGTCCTTAAACTTTTTAAGGTCGTCCACCGTTATTCGGTAATCTTGCGAATACGTATAATCCGCTTCGTCAATCGTACCACCGTTTCTTTCAACGTTAAGTCTTTCCATTTGACGATAGGCGTCAACGATTTCGTTGTTTGTTTCGTCCGATATTATTCCTCTTTTGCGAAATTCTTTTTCCGCCTTATTGATTGCGGTTCCCATTGTGCGCGACGTGTAATCGGGCATAATAAGTTTCCCCGCAACGTCACTAATGGCGATGCGCGTTGCAATACCGTCTTTGTCCGCACGTATATCGTCCGCGCTGATGGTCTGACCTTGTTTTGCGTACCAGTCCACTATTGCGTCCGCGTTGTTCATTATATTGTCGCGCGAGTTTTGCACGAATGCCGACGCTCTGACGTTCGCTATCCCGCGCTGAACTTCGCCAAGATAAGTCTTTGCAAGCAAACTCGTTTTGTCCGCCGTATTGTTGTATGCGTTAAGGCTTGCCGTCATATCTCGGAACGCAGGCAACACGAGTTTTGAGTTTTCCGCTTCCGTGACGTATTTGCTTATAGCCGTTGCTTCGTTGATAATCTCGTTGACCTTTCCCGTTTTGATTGCGTTGTCTCCGCGCGCAGCGTTGCGCGCCGACATAGCCGCGCTTGTCGTTCCGCTCATAAGCGCGCCGGAAACAAACCCGACAAGACCGGCATATACGACTTCTTGCGCCGTCGCATTTTCCGCGTTCTCGTCGATTTTCAATCCGCGTTCAAGGTACGGTTGGATTATTTCCGAAAGGCTTTCCTCGACAAACTCTCCGCACGCATCGGTAAAAACATCCTTTACAAGACTTTTTCTTACAACGTTTTTTGCAGTTGACCGCGCCGTTTGTTTTGCAACTCTCGCGCCAATCTTTCCCGCTGCACCGGTAACGCCTTCGAGCCCGCCTTCTACAAGACCGCTTGCTGCGCCGTATAAGAACTCTTTCCCACCAAGTTCTCCCGTTTTATTATAAGCATCAGCCGTTGATAAACCTGCCGCACTTAACCCTATCGTTGCCCCGGAGGCAAGCCCTGCAACAAGAGCCCCACCGCCGGTTGCCGCGGTTAAGCCCGCAGCAACAACCAATCCGACCGTGGATTGTCCTATACCGCTTGCAACTTGTCCGGCAAACTCCCAACCCTTGTTTGGGTTAAAGTCCTCATAAGCCCGCTGTTGCATTCTCCCGGAAATATTGTTTTCCATAAGGTGACGCGCGTACGATTCGTTGCCCGCCGCCTTTGCAAACCCGCCTACAATGTAATCATATATACCTTCGCCAACGCCGACAACACCCGCGCCGATGTTTCGCAAAATATACAGAAGTCCGCCGCCAAATCCGCCTTTGTTTTTTTGCGCGTTTGTTGTGGTATTATTCTGTTGTGTCACCGCTACCGGCAACGCCGCTAAACCGCTTTCCATTCTTTTCTCCGTTAATATTGTGCAATTGATTTTGCGCTTAACCTGTTCCCGCCTGCGCCTCCGCCTGACGTTGCCCCGCTACCTGTCGCGGAAGGCGAACTATATCCCCACGTTGCTTTGGTGTTATCATAGTCTTTACTCTTTGATTGCAATGCTTCGATGAACGCGTTTCTATCTCCGCAACCTGCCTTTTCTCGCTTATTCTTGCTTACATCATTGACTTTATAGACGTTGTATTTGTTTCGTCTTTCAAAATAATACAAGTTGCCGTCTTCCGCCATAAAGAACGAGTTCGGAGCCAATTTATTAAGGTTAACGTTTTGGTAATAGCCCAAAGTGGAATCAAGATAATATGACGCCTTCATACCGCCACCTTGCATCCAATATGTTTTTCCGTCAACAACAACCTTAAAGTCTTGTCCGTCAGAAAAGTTGTCGTGCTTATTTTTGCTTTTACCGTTTTCTTTAACAAACTCAAAGTTGATGTCGGTGTTTTTAACAGAAAAACCGCCACCCTTAAACGAGTTAGGATTGTAATTACTCTTCTTTAACTCAAACAGAAGTTCGTTCTTTTGGTCAACAGTGAGCGTTTTATCGTTAAGTATCTGGCTTTGATATTCAAGATACTTGCCTTTTGAATTTATCGCTCCCGAGTTGATTGACCGCTTGGTATGCTCCATCAACAGAGACTGCTTTGTTTCCATAGACAACTTATCGTCCGCAAGTTTATTGTTGAGCCAAGCGTTTACGTTCTCACCGCTATTGGCAAGATTTGCGTATTCTTTCTTTAATGAATCCTCTGTGATTTTTTGAACCTGTGCGCTCGCCGATTTGTATTCCTCCGAATTTTCACCGAATATGTTTTTAACGTCCTCGTTCGTGATATTCTTGTTCCCGGCGGCAAGTTGTTCCTTTGCCCACGCTTTCATAATGTCGCCATAGGTTTTGTTGTCAACACCCAATATCGCGGCGACCGTTTTCAACTGTTCTACCGACGTCGCGTCGCTTGAATATTCCAAAAAAGACGCCGCCGCGCTTTTTCTTCTGTCTTCCGACTTTTCGGCGATCGCCATTGCCGTGTCCATATAATCTGCCTCGTATTGAAGTTTCTTCGCCGATGCCGTTTGCTTTTCTTGATTTATCATATCTTGTAGAGATTTCAACGCGCTACGCTCTTCCGAGTTCACGCCGGCGATATCGTTTTGCAATGCGAGTTCGCGCATAAGCGACGACGTTTCGGCTGCGCCACTTCTCGGCGCGCGGTTAGGTGCACCCCCAAGACCGGCGTTTGCATATAATTCGGCATCGCGTTGTTTTTGCAATTCGTACGCCTGATATAACCCCGCTTTCTGTTTGTTGGCATTAAGCATAGCGTCGTTGCGCTGTTGATTTGCATATTTAATATAAGCGTTGAGTTCGGTGTCGGTTGCCGCATTCAACGCGTCCTGCTTTTTCTTCGCCATCTGTTGCATACGATTGAAATATTCATCTTGCGAAAGAGCGTCAGAACTGTTCCCTTCTGTTGTTTGTCTTAATCTGTCGTCAATCATTTTGTTACCTCTTCTATCCTGTACTTGTAATTCTCGTTTTCCTTGATTACAATATTTATCCCTCGCTCGGCAAGGAAGTTAGTAACTACTCCTTTTCTGTTTTCTAAAACTGCGCAATAAGTTTCACTGATAGACGAGTCGCCGAAACTGATTCCGCGTAAAGTGTATCTGAGCATAACTCCGAACTGCGCAATAAGTTGTATCATCGTATCAATGTTTGCCTTCTTGCCCGAAAACGTTATCGACAATATGATGCCTTGAAAAATAATGCTTCCGAGTAACGAAGGAACAATGGTTTTCGACAACCCCTCGCGCCCGGTGTACACAACTTTCTTTCCGTGTTCCTTCTTAGACGGTAACCCTCCGAAAATCAAATCGGGCGTCAGAATATCTTTCTTCTTAAACCGCGCGTTCTCAATATTGTCGATAGTCGTACTTTCAAGCAACTGTGTGTTTTTTTCTTTGCGCTTTTTCGAAATCGCAAAACATATCTTAAACTTCAACCTTTCCTGATACGCTTTGAGTTTTTCTTCTTTGTTACGATTCACAAGATATTCTTCAAACGCCGTCGTCAAACATTCGTCTTCAAGATAACTCTTCTGAATAGCCAACACCTGCAATAAGTCCGTTATTCTCGGCTGTGTCTTTTGCTTCGCCTTGCCAAACGCAACCGCGAAAACAAACACCACTATACCCAAAATGTTTAAGAGTGCGAAATTTACCCAAAACTCCGAACTCTCAATCTTTGTCCAGTCCACCTTCATATCCGCAAAGTTTATAAGGCACGTGAATATATAAACAATATTCATTGCCACAAAACTCAACAACATAACAAGGTTCTTGCCAACGTAGTTTTTAATATATTTGATTTTGCTCTTTACACTGCTTCCCATTCGTTACTCCTTATTTGCTGACATCCGCGCCGCTATATTGTCGGCGAGTTTGTTTTCGTCATACTCTTCTCTTAACTTATCCGCTTGCCAAAAACAAATGTTGCACGACACGTTTCCCGCTATAACGCACGCCCCTATTTGTAGCATAATCGCGCCGATAAAATATCCCATCGCTCCTATCGCCGCTATGATTACGCCTATATAGTTAACCTTGATTTTAGGAATTTGTTTCGACACGGCGGGCAACGCCGCAATTGCCGCTATAAGCACATACACCGACACCTGCGTGCTCGCAGCACTTTCGGTTATAAAACCCCATCTGATTCCGACATACGCCGCAGGAAAGGCTATGTTGGTCATCGTCCCGAAGACTTTCCATAATAGGCTTTGCACTTTTTTATTCACTTTGTCTCCTCCGCTTTTGAGAAACTATTTCTTAATAATCGTCCTCACTATTTCTTTTGCAACGGGAACCACGGGCTCGATAATCTCTTTGCTTTTTTCAAGAAGTTCTTTGGTGCTTTGTATGTCGGCTACGTTTTGAACGACTTCCACAGTGTCGCCTTTCGCCAACGCCCTTGCCTTTTCAAACAATTTCGTTTCTTCAAAGGCTGAAAATATCGACTTGATTTTTGCGTCGTTCGTGTTTGCCGTCACAAAGAGTTTCATCGTTTCAAACAAAATTCCCTGCTGTTCGCCAAGTTGGTCAATTGCACTTTTGTATTCATCGATTGCTTCGTTTCGACTCGTTACGTCGCCGGAAACAACGGCGACCTTTTCAGCCGACTCTTCAACCTTACCCGTGGCGTTCATAATATCGTCTTTGATTTTGTTAAGTTCAATTAAAAGTTGCTCTTGATTCGCTTCGTTGGAATTTGTCGTGTTATATACGGTCATCAACGCTTTAAGTAAAAGCAACAATGCTCCGAGCGCACTCGCCCCGACAATGAGTCCGAACCTTTGTTCAACCCACGACAAAATGTTTTGTGCGGTTTTTATGCCACTTTCTGCACAAATAAGAAGGACTGCCCCCGCGATTAGCACCGCAAGCACGACATACATAAAAATCTTGACAATAATGCCAAGCGTTTTCTTCATCTTTAACTGTTTCAAATATTTTTCTTCGTTCATTTTACACCTCGCATATTTTTATCGTAATATAAAAAACTTGGCTTGCGATTTTTGCGTGCCAAGTTTTTGAATATAATTCAAACATTTGTTATTTCGGACATCCTGCCCTTTAATTTTTCATACAAGTATTCAAGCGATAATGGCGTTTTATCGTCTGCCCCGCAGTTGACGGTAATGTAATCAATAACCAACACGGGATTACTTATGAAATCATCTGAAAACCCGAGGCTGATCATCTCTTGTTTCGTTTTGTCGGAAATCGTTATGGCGGCGGGCGGTTGACTTGTTATTATTGTCGAGAAGTTTTCCACCGTGTATATAACCCTTTCAAACTCTTCTTCGTAATGGGTTTCGCTGTCGGTGTTTTGGTCTTGACCTTCGGAGAGTATTTCTGAATATCGCTGTTTTGCGTTTTCCAAAAACGATGACAATTGCTCTTCTCTTGCCTTTTCGCGGTCTCGCTCTTCTTGATTTGGATATCGTACAGCAAACACAAAAACAAACCCGTCTTGTATGTAACTGTCTTCTAAAAGAACTTTATAATATTGTCCTGTTGCGTTTTCACATACAGCCATAACTGTCTCCTAATAATATATTTTCGCAAGTCCCGCGCCACCGGCACTTCCCGGGTTTGTCTTGCCCGCCCTAAATCCTGCGCCCGCGCCGCCACTTCCTTGACTTCCGCTCGAAGACGGCTTTTCTCTCCCGTCTCCGTTTGCCCCTTTTGCAAAAGCCGAAGCACCTCCGCCTCCGCCATAGTTGTTGCCACTTGTGCTACCACCGGCTTGTCCACCACGCGAAAAGGTCGTGCTCTCGGGTTTGTCGTAGGTTAACGTAATCGAACTCGTCCCGCTTCCGTTACGCTCCTTCTTTCCACCGTTACCGCCGTTAACCCCGGTGCCTCCGCTATATCCGCCGCCAGAGCCTCCGCCGTCGTCACTCGTTTTCCCGCCGCCTCCGCCGTTTGCCTGTAAAATAACGCTTCCGTTTGCGTTATATAAGTAAGAATTGCCCCCAGCCTTTCCGTTGGATCTGTTCTCTCCGCGAAGACCGGCTCCGCCGACAACAATTCGCACATAAGAGTTTTCGGGAAGTGCTATGCCGGTAAAGGCATAACCGCCTCCCCCTCCACCGCCCGAGCACCATACCGCAGAACTGCCCGCGCCTCCGCCACCGCCACCCTGTATCTCCACGAAAAGATATTTTGCGTCATAGGGCAATCTTGTACCTGTCGCCGAGTTAGCACTCGTAGAAAGCCACGTTTGACCGTTTACGCGGTTTATATAGTGAGTTCCTTCCGATAAAGTCGCCAATGGTACACCAATGGGACGGCAGCCTTTAAGAGCAACGTCGATGGGTTGTCCGTTTACCTTGTACTTTGTGCACGTGTTTGAACCGCCAAGATGAGTCCCCGCGCTCGTAGGGATAACCTTCCCGGTCGCAACCTTTAAGGCTTGTCCGCCCTTCTTAAAGCGCGCGGAGGAATCCGTGAATTTACTGTCCGTGACGCCGTATTGATTTGCGACGGAAACGTCAAACGTTTCGTATATCTCGTCGATATCGACGTTGTTTATTTTATAGTTCGTTGTCATTGTTTTGGTATATCTCCATCTGTACAATGGATTGTATAGTTACCTGTGTAGTAGTTCCAAGACGACGCCTTTGTTATTGCATTCCATTGTGCTTTTGTTCCGTTAAAAGTAATGCTGGTAAGTTCGCTACAACCCCAGAAGGATTGAGAGCCGATGCTCGTCACTTTGTTTCCGATTGTAATGCTTGTAAGACGCTCGCAATGCTGGAAGGAAGAATTACCTATGCTTGTCACGCTGTTCGGGATTGTTATGCTTGTAAGGTTGCTGCAACGAGAGAAGGTAGCTTCGTCAATACTTGTCACACCGTTGGGAATTGTAATGCTGTTAAGAATAAAGCAATCATAGAACGCATAAGAACCGATGCTTGTCACACTGTTAGGTATTGCTATGCTCGTAAGCCTATCGCAACCATAGAAAGCATATTCGCCAATGCTCGTCACACTATCAGGGATTGTTATGCTTGTAAGTCCTTCGCAATTATAGAAGACCTTTGCATTAATACCTGTCACGTTGTTAGGGATTGTCACACTCGTAAGCCCGGTGCAACCGGAGAAGGCACCATAAAGAATATTGCCACCTGTCACAATCACGGATTTCAAAGATGACGGAATGTAGTATGTAGAATATGTATCAGAAGAAGTACTGCTTCCATAATAATACTGCGTTGCTGAATAAGCACCGTCACGAGAATAAAGTGAGGTGCCGAATATATATCCAAACGGATATTGATAGGTATCGTTGCTTGTAACACCCGCTTTTGCTCCGACAAACGGTATGGTTATGCTTTCAAGCGAATAACAGCCATCGAACGCTCCTTCCCCGATGCTTGTCACACTGTTAGGTATTGTTATACTCGTAAGCCCAGTGCAATTCTTGAAGGCAGAACTGTCTATGCTCGTCACACTGCCGTCAGAAGGAATGACGCTTGTATTACAGCCCAAAATCAATGTTTTAGATGCCGTTTTAATAAGACAGTTGCCAGAACTATGATATTTTGAGTTGCCATCTACAACAAATATGCTCGTAAGTTTTTTACCGCATCCATAGAAGGCATTTTCGCCGATACTCGTCACGCTGTTGCCAATTGTAATGCTCGTCACGCGGCTGCATCCAGAGAAGGCATTTTCACCGATGTATGTTACACTGTTAGGAATTGTTATGCTCGTGAGTCCGCAATAACGGAATGCAGAGTCGCCGATGCTTGTTACGCCGTTGCCGATTGTTACGCTCGTAAGCCCGGTGCAATTATTGAAGGCTCTGTTCGGAATGATTCCTCTTGTTAGAATTACAGACTTTATGCTTGATGGTATATAGTACCAATAGTACTTGGAATTATACTTATCAACATACTGACAAGTCGCTCCTGAAACTGAGGATGAACCATTGCTTCTCGTAGTATATCCAAATATATAGCCAAACATCTGATTGTATCCAGCAGAAGCAGTTTTGCTTTTCCCAACAAATGGCAATGTCATACTTGTTAATCCGCTACAACCTCTGAATGCACCTGCGCCGATGCTTGTTACACTGTCCGGGATTGTTATGTTTGTTAAACCGGTACAATTTTCGAAGGCAGAATCCCCGATATCCGTTAAAGAATTTGGTAATTCCATCGACTTAAATACTGTTTTATCCTTAAATGCGCTCGTGGCGATTTGAGTAACCGGCAAATCTTCAATTGTTTCAGGAATAGTTAAAGATTCCCACGCGACACCTTCCTTTAATCCTGTGATTGTTATTGATGTTGTACCTTTGGTGTATGTAAAAGGTAAAATGTTTAAGTCAACTCCCCACACGCAAACCGCGTCTTCGTTCCCTTGTTTTACATAAATACTCTTTATGGTTTTGTTGGACATCAACGCGGTAGGTTGCCCTAATTGATTGTTCTTTTTTATATAAATAGCCATAATACGCTCCTTAATTGGTTGTATCGAAGGTGGTCGCTTTCAATACTCCGCCAACTGTTACCCCGGTTGAATCAACCGTTATTTTGTTGGCAAAAGCAATAAGTTTTGTCAGTTGATCGTTTGTTAACAGCAACAACGTTAGAAGGGCTTCCTTCGTTAATTCAGACGGCTTATCGGTCAAATCATTGTATGAACCGCTGAACAGTTTGCTTTTGACCTCATCGATTGCCGCCTGTACGTTGTTCGCGTTAAGCCCCGACGTAGAATTATCGTAAGTAATGTTTCCCGCCGATGCAATAAAGTTTATCTGCCCGGTGGTTTCTCCCTCAACAAGATATAACGTGTCGTTTTCAAGCGTATTCCCGATTAACGCAGCCGAAAATGCCGCTTCCGTCATCACAACAGTTTTAGGGAAAAGCGAACCTTTCTTTTCCCACGTCGTTTCAGACTGTTTCTGCCAATACGTATTATCGCCCGACGACAAGTATAAGTCGCCTATTCTCGCTGTCGGAACCGCTGTATGTATAGCGGAAGACGACGTCGCCGCTCCCGTGTACCACGCAGAGCCCGTTACCTTGCCTAAGTTTATAGAATTAGACATACCGCTCCCTCAAAATCAACTGAATGTTGCTATAAGGTTCCCACTTGCATCAATTGAAAAAGTCGGCGTTTTTCCGTTCTCTCCGGTCGCGCCTTTCTCACCCTTGTCGCCTTTTTCTCCTTTGTCTCCCTTGATGCCTTGTTCACCTTTTGTACCCTGCTCTCCTTTATCTCCCTTTGCGCCTTTAATCAGAACGTTTGCAGGGTTTGGCTTTCCGCCGTCGTTAGTCCACGAAAGGACGCCTTCGTTTGAAACGCTCGGGGTAAACGTTGTTCCGTTTCCGCCGGTTTCTCCTTTATCGCCTTTATCTCCTTTATCGCCTTTGTCCCCGGTGTCGCCCTTTTCACCCTTGTCGCCTTTTGCGCCCGTTTGTCCGTCCGCGCCTACAAAGCGCATCCACGTATATGCGTCCGCACCAGTCGGCTCGGTGGTTGAAACGGCTATGCCCATATAATTCTGTCCAGCCGCCCAAACCGCGGTCATATTCGCGCCCGTGGCGGTCGTGGAGAATCTTATCCATACTCTTGCGCCGGTTGCGCCTTGCGCGCCCTGATCGCCTTTCTCGCCTTTGTCGCCCTTTATACCTTTCGAGCCGGACAAGTCGGTAATGAACGTGTACGCGGTTTCACCCTTAACGTATAGTTTTGCATTGTCTACGTTTTCGACGTTTCCCGTTTCGATGATGACAAGCCCGCCGACGGGGACGCCGTCGTTCGCATACCCGGCGTTCATCGCGGCAATCGACGCATAAGTTTTAGAAACCCTAAAACTTTCGCCGGTATCGCCCTTTACGCCTTTAATGTTACCGATTTTAGTCCATATAAGTGTGTCGTTGCTTGCCAAATACTTATATAAATTACCGTTAACGGTGTTCAAATAAAGGTCGTCTTCAAGAACCCTCTTGCCGTTTAATGACGTCGATATTGCAGACGCGCCATCAGCCGCGCCCGTATGTATTGTCGTTCCTACTACTCTACCTAAACTTGGCATTTTTCTTTCTCCTTTCTATTCGTTAAACGGCACATACCAGCCTTGAAGGCATCCTTCGCCGTCTATTGCGAGTTTTATTTTGTCGCCCTTGTCGCCCTTCTCTCCTTTAAGCGACGCAAGCCATTCTCTTTCTGTTCCGTTAAAATCGTTTTCCAAAGCCGACTCATACGCAGACTTCCCGTCTCTTCCGATACATACATAACTTGCAGTATCGTCGTCCCACAAATACAACGACCGTTCCCTTTTTGAAATATACAGAACACCGTTCCCGCCTATTATAGGGAACTCGTCTTTCGTGTTCCTGATAAACGGCGTGTATCCACCATAACCGCGCGAGTTTATGTTTGCAGATATTTTTTCTGCTTCCCGAAGAACTCCGCTCACTCCGCCGGCACTTTTTATTGACGCCACCAATCTGTTCACATTCATTGCTTATTCCTCAAACGGTTTCGATGCCGTCATACTCTTAACAACTTCTATCGCAACGGGTTGCGAAGGATATATCTTTCCGCTCGTAAACTTAACCCTGAACTGATACATTATGGTTTCGGTCATATCATAAGTTTCTTGTTCCAAGAGCGGGAAAAGATAAACTCTGTTTTCTTGGTCGTATTTTACCTCGCTATCCTCTTTATTTCGTTTATATAGTTTTCGCAAGTCGCCTACGCAAAACTCAATCTCGTCAACAAGACTATTGTCGAGAGTTTCGCCGTTCTCTGTTTGTATTTCAAATTCAAGCGGATATTCGCTACCTTGAATAATCATAACCCCTCCTATAAGTTAATCGTCAAATTAGTGCCATCAAACTCGAATGCTGACTTGTTCATTTTAAGACCAAGTTCTCTTGATATACCTCCGTCTGACGAATAGTCTCGCGCAATATGGGCAACGTACTTACCGTTTGTCTCTTCCGTAAGTTTTGCTATTTTATCAAATGTGTTTTTAATTGCACCGTCGTCCGAATAATCTTTGGCTTGTCCTGCTTTCGTTGTTCCGTCGTTTAAGTTTTTTATTCCCGTATATAATTTTTCGAGCGCAGTACCAATCGTATCGTTCCGAACAAGTTCTCCAAACGCCGCAAGCGCATTGTCTGCGTTATAGTTACTTAACGTACAATCAAGTACGGTGTTTTGTGTGTCTGTTTGCACCAGTGTTGCCGTGACGCCTACGATTTGACCTTGCTCGTTCGTTTGGAATTTATCTCCCAGAAGTTCTTGAAACGTTTCTCTGACGTATCTGTCGCAGTTGTCTGTTATTTCCGACAATAAAGCACTCAATGTTTGAGATTTGTATCCGGCAACAAACACGCCGACACTCCCTCCCGCATATGGTGACTTTAAGAAATCAATGAGCCCGTCAAGTTGCTGTGCTACAAACGCCGGGAAAAGGTCGAACTTCCTGCGGTTCTGTTCCGCCGTCCCTATCATTTCTCGCTTTGCTCCTCCGCTTTGCAACCCTTTGACTTTCAAGTCTTCTTCTGTCACCTTGAATTTATCGATGTTGTCTGACTGAGTTATTTCATAACTATTTATCATTTTTTCTGCCATAATTTGCACCTCATAAATAAATGTAGTTTACTTGTAATAACTTTAACCCGAATCCGAGATTTGATTTTTCCTTATCGGGTACCGATGAAAAGCGAAACTTTATCGACGTAAACCTTTGAATGTTCGAATGTATTGTCTTTACGTCTTCGTCAAATACGCCGTCAAAATTAAATCTATCAAAATAGATTTGTGATAAATCAATTTTATTTGTGTTATCAAACGTCCCGAGATCTATTTCTCTTTCGTCGGCAATCGCCTCAATTTTCATTTTTGCCATAACGGATTCGTCACAGAAACAAAACACGTTCGGTGCATATTTTTTATTGCTTATGCTTCCAAAATACAGTCGAGGCGTCTCCCACACTGACTCAACAGGTTTTTCGTTTAACCCGTTATTATCCGTAAACTCGTTAACGTCGCCGGGTTTCTTAAACTCGAATATCCTTCCGTCGTTCCCGAAGACTATGCGCCCGTCGAATACCGCTGCGCAATTTGCATATACGTTATCCCACAAAAACCACTCGTACTGTGGTCTGCCGAGCGCGTCCCTGTACATCATTCTCGCATCGGCTACGTAAACGCGACCGCCGTCCGTGAACAAATAATATTTGTTCTCAAAATCTATGCTAAACGCTTTTCTTAGGTCTCCACTGCTCGTAAGTTTACTGTCCACCATTTCCGAGCGCGCTTGACACAAGTTGCGATAGTCAACGTTTGTTCCCTCTACGCCAACTACTCCCTTGCTTGTCAAAAAAACAGCCTCGCCGTTAATGTATCCAAACGTTCCGTCTGATATTGCGCCGATTCCCGTTATTCCCTGCTCGATCGGAAACGCCGTGTTTCCTTCATCGTCAATGGAAAACTGCCTTAAATACACGCTCGCCTCATACGCATTATCTTCCTTTACAATCATTTGAGTATTGTATTGTTTGATATATCCCATAATGCGAGTGTTTTTTGTTCCAACAGGCGTGTAACTCGTATCGGGAAAATACGTTGCGTCATACAACCCGCTGTGCCAATCACAATTCGGGTAATCTTTGTTACCTGTTAAAAAAACTCTCGTATCGTTGCGCCCGCCAAAAATATCAAACACAGAGCATCCCTCGATTACGCTTTTATCAAGTGCCTTTGTAAATTTGACGAATATAATATCGTCGCCTTCTCGTCCTCGAATGCCCTTTGGCGCAACGGTGAACGTTATTTTGCCGGTTGATGAATCATACGTATAATCGTTTCCCGAAAGAGTTTCCCCTTTGACTTTTATATAGTCTATCGATACGCCTTCTTTTAAGAAATATGTTTTTTCGTCGCTCCACGTAAGATAAATGGCTTTGTATTTTGCATCCTTAACAAGAGGCGTGTCAAACGTAACCGTCTTTTCTGACACCGTATATCCATAAACTTGTTTGTCTCCGTTTGCAGTCTCTACGTATATTGCAAGGTTGCGAATGTCCGCCTCATAATGTTCGAGAGTAAGCGTTGTTTTGTTTTCTTCTGTTACGCTGTATTCTATTTCAATTTCTTTCTCCGACACAATGAAAGAATATATTTGTGAACCCGACAAAAGGTTGACGCCCTCTTTGTTGCGTCCTCCGCCCTCATAGGTGCGTCCTATAACCGTATGCGGACAATAGGCAATGCTTTTTACATCGACTATACTTTCCCCGTCATATTGAAAATATCGCCCTCCGCCTATAATGTATAATTTGCTATGACCATCTGCGCCTTCGAACTGAAACGATTTGCTTTTACTCTTTTCAAGTTTTCCCTCGATGGGCATATCGATATATTCATACTTTCCGTCTGATTTTTTGCTCACTTCAAACAATTTCTCGCCTGCGTGCACAATCATTTTTTCGCCAAACACGTGAATGCCATATATCTCGCCGGCACTCACATAAGTTTCTTTATTGTCCCCTCCGACGATTTTCTTTTTAAGTTCAACCATCGGTCTGTATCCTTCTCTCATTTTCGGGATATATGGGTTTATTCCCCAAACAAGGTTTACGCAATTAGGACTTCTTCGATAATCCGTTATAAAATCGCCCTGTGTAAAGTCGCACCCAAGAAACTTGTCAAGGATAAACGTGCTTTGTTTAAGTTTTGGTTGATTGGAATAAAAGTCTCTCATCCTCGTTTTACCCGCCTTTGCCTGCGTTCAGATGCTTTGTATGTGTACATTAGTTCCGTATATTGCTCAAATAGTCTTGATGCAACATCGGGACGCTCTGCTTGTATCTGCATCGCCGCGGCATAATATAACACTGCGTTTTCAAGTGCTTTCGGGATGTCTATTTCGTGAGACATTGCCGCATTTGACGGTATTTCTTTGGCAAGTCTTGAAAACCTAAACAAAAATTGACCGCCCTCTTTGTTTGGCAACGCGATATGTGTATCGTCCACATAATAGTATTTGTCGTACTCAATAGGTTCTTGGTCTATTAGTTTATAGATTTTTTCAAGACGAAAACAACCTTCCGGAAACGCAACCGGCGATTGAGCCTCGTCGCTTGCTTCCTTGTTGACAACTAACGTCTCAATCATAGGGAACCTGTTTGTAACCGTTTTGAGCGCAATATTCAGATAATTTACTGATTTTAGTTCAAAATCAGCAATATTCTTGTCATTTGAGTTGATAACCGCTCCGCGTTCGGAATACATATTTATCAACTGACGCATCGTTGTTTTTGCTTGTTCTACTTTCATAATCTTTTCCTGTTTCGCGGATTCGAGGAGTTGAACCTCGACTATGCCACTATCCGCACGAAAAGGCGGTTTTTGCCGCCTTTGTTTTTGTTTTTATGCGGGGTTGCTGAAAACAATACCGCGTGCGTCGCCGATGCCGTTTGCGAAATCCGCATAGCCGGTAAACTGCGCTTTGAGAGGATTGTCGAGTTCGTTTTCCAAAACCTCGGGTTTGTTGCCCCATACAATCTTCACGGTTTCTTTAAGCAGTTTTTCGTCCGCAACCGCCCACTGCTTTGCAGTGAACCCATCGCTACCTGCGCCACATACCACATAGCGCATATCCGCAATCGGGTTTGCTTGGTTGTTTGCCGTACCATCGGGGTTCTTTCCGGGTTTTGCCGACGCATAGTTGCCCAACAGTTTGATTGCCATCATTTCGAGTTCGGGCGAAACGATAAGCACATTGAACGAGCCAAGCAAAGGTTTGCCGTCGGGAGTGGTGTAACGCCTTGCCAGTGCCCTTGCCTTGCCGATTGCTTCAACAGAAAGTTCGTCGGTGATAAGGTTACTGTAAGTGCCACTCGTTTCGTCGGCAACTCTCTTACGGGTTGCGTCGTCTTCTTTTGATGCAACGGGATGGTTTGTCGCCGCCCACGGTTTGCCGTCGCCGTACTTCACGTTTGCGTTAAACGCATTACCGAACATACGGAGAATGTGCATATACGGGGTGATCGCCGCGCTTTCGCCGAGTTTCTTTCCGACCTTGTCGCAACGCCCGTACATATCGGTCTTCGCTTGTTTACGGGTGATGATATCGGAAAGAACGTATTCGTGCGGTTCGATGATGAAGCGGAAGCCCCTTCTTTCGGTGCCGAAATTAAGGTTGCTACCATCATACGAAACAAGTTCGCCATAGCCGCCGTCCCCATCGAGTTCGTACTGTGCGCTTTCGGTCGTTTCTTGACCGATAAGTTGCATAAGTGCGTTTTTGCTCGCCTCGTCATAATTGAACGAGAAAGATTTGCCGACAAGTTTATGTAAGTCTGCCTTCCATTTGGTGTTAGGATTCATACTGTTTTACCTCCGTGTCTTAAACTCCACATCCATAGATGTGTTTCTTGAATGCAACGAGAAGTTCGTTGCCGTCTCTGCCTGCGCAAACAAGACTTGCACCGGTTGTGCTAAGCGCAAATTCGCCCGTCAGAGCACCGTCTTTGGTTTCAAATCCGATTTCCGCAAAACCTACGGGCGGAATAAAATCGAACTCGTCGCCGGTCTTTGTGTCTTTTCCGATTTTCATAAGCGAAGTGGTGTTTTCGGTAACTTCGTACTCTTCACCGACTACGCAACCGCTACCGGAAACCGCTTTGGTGCAAACAAGAATGCCGCCCTTTGCCGTGTTTGCCGCCGACAACGTTGCCGAAAGACCGCCGGTGCCGTCGGTCGCCGCGACAAGATGAAGCCTTGCTTTGAAGATTGCGTGCGGGCTGTCGTACACGCCGATTTTTTTGCGCCTGTCTTTCAGTTCAAGCGCATACTCCGCACCGGCGTGAGATTCTGCGGCAACACCAAGCAACGAATCGGTGCCGGCTGCTACGGCAGCAACAACTTTGCCGTTCGAGATTTTGACAGGGGTGCCTTCGTTGATAACGGTAGCGTTGTCAATCGGATAATCCGCAAACAACTCTGCCGCGTGTCCTACTTTGTCTTGAAAATATTTCATATTGGTTTACCTCCGATTATTTGAAGTCTTCGGGTTTAAGCGGGTTTTCCGGGTGTCTCGCGTTCCATTCTTTCAACATTTTCTGCTGACGCGAATTCAACGTTACACTTGAACTACTTCCGCTCCCGGTTGACCTTTCTTTTTTCGATACTGTTTTCTGTACCGTTTCGTTTTGAATTTCTCCAAATAGATCCACGTAGTCTCCGTAGATTTCCGTAAGACTTTGCGTTGACGTTTTTCCTTTTGCGAACTTCATAAACTTTGCGTCCTTTAACAACTCCGTAACGTTTACGGACGGATAATTTTTTGAAAAATTATCCAAATCTGTCTTGACACGCTCTTGCTGAATCTTGTCCGCTTCGGCTTTCAGTCTTGTCGCTTCGTCCTTCTTGCGCATAACTTTGGCAAACTTTTTGTCGAGATATTCGTCAATATACTCGTCAACGTTATACCCGTATGCTTTTGCTTCTTTTTCCAAATCGGCACGCTCGTCATCGGTTAACCCGCTTGAATTGATAAAATCATCGTACGTGTCGTATCCGTTTGCCTGCAAAAGATTATTGAGTTTCTTGCGCATTTCCTCCTCTTTCTTTTCCGCTTCACGTCTGGCTGCCGCATACCTTGCGTTCTCTTCGGGAGTCTGAGCAGGTTTCGACAATTTCTTTGGCGACTCTCCTTCAACGTCTTCGTCGGACAAATCTTCGTTGTCTTCTTCGTCTTCGGCGTCCTCGCCATCATCATTGTCTTCGTTTTCGGATGAGCCTTCTTCGTCATCCTCTTCGACATCCTCTTCGGGGGTTTCTTCGCCGTCTAAGATGTCCTCTTCGTCATCGGATTCTTCCTGAGCCACGACCTCGTCTTGGGCTTCGTCCAAAGCCTTTTTTTCGTCTTCCATTTGACACTTCCTTTATATATCCTCATTTTTACGCTATCGAGATGCGATTATTTTCAATACATTGTTCCCGCGCCGTCTTGTTCTCCGTTAACTGCATAATTCATCCCGCCATAGTTTTGAGAATACAACTCTTTTACTTGGCTCAACAAAGACGGATTGCTTTTCAGCGTCGCCTGTTGTTGCGGGTTAAGTTGTGAGAGATATTTATCAAGGTCGGCGTTTCCGCTTCCTCGATTCGGAGAATACATCAATTCGATATCCGAAATGATTTCTTCGCTTTGCGGTATTTCAAGTTCGCGAATAACCGCGATTACTATCTTGTAGTTGGTTTGATTTATCGGCGTTTGCAATATTGCTTGCAACGCTTGAATCGTATATGTTTTGGATTTTTGCAACCCTGCGGTTGCGTTTACCTCAACGTCCACCGGCGGGAAGTAATTCGAGATTTCAATTGCTGTTATCGCGTCGTCGTCTTGTGTGATTATCTCTTCGCGCGATGCAAACGCCTTATCGCTGTTAAACTTAAAGAACACATCGCCCTTTTTGATGTCAAGATTTTCAGGCGTGCTTTCGTCAATCATATCCGCCCTGTTTCGAGCCGTAGGTGCGCCTATGTAAATCAGTCTGTCGTCGTCATAGAATTCAAGCGCAGACCAGTCTATCAACTGATACAGTCGCTTAAAAGCGTTTAATCTGTCTTTGTCTTTTATCGAAGACTGCGATGCTGCGTCTGCTCTTAACATAGCAAGTCCGCTTGCCGTGTTTTGTCTTATGGTTTCCGCGCCCTGATTCGTATCATAGTTTCGGCAGGTGCGCTGTATTTCGTTTTGGATAAATTGAATGTCGGTCAAAAACTCGCCAAGTTTATTTATCCCGCCAAGACGTTTCAGAGCACCGCTCCGCCCCGCCTTAACGTTAATTATTCCGCCGGGCTCATTTGTGATCTCCTCGCCCTCAACAAGAGCGTCTTCTTCGCAAACGATTTGGTCGTTCGACGTAAACTCCATATTGGTCAGCGCGCTTTTAAGAATTGTATCCCCCGCCTTTACCATAGGAATAATCGGTTTGAGTTCTGACTGATTCCAGAAACCGGAGATGCTTTTTAATCTATAAAAGTGTATAAACGGGTAGTTCTTATTTTGCGAGCGTGTTTTTTGCCAATATTTCGAGATGTGTTTTATTTCAACACCGTTTATCAAGACAGAACAACAGATGTCGCCGTCGTCGTCGCGATACCAGTGTTCTTGAATTTCAACCTCGTTTTCCGTTAGGCTTGTCCCGAGTGCCGTCGTATGAATATGTCCCTGCCCGGAAATATCTTGTTCGTACAGTCCCGCCTTCTTTATTTCGTCTCCCCATACGCGCATTGCTTTCCGAATGTGCATACGATACACGTAATCGATATATTCGCAAGAATTAAGGTCTTGCGCCGTCTCGTCCGGGAAAATGTCTTCGGTGTTAATACAATCTATAACAATGTCCCCGACCGCATTGTTGCCGTCGAAGTCAGCAGACGCATCGTAATAAACCTTTATAAACGAATCGCCGTACAAACGCATTTGGCGTTCATTTTTCGTCATCTTATCCTCTAACGCGTTTTTATAAATTATTGATTTTGCAACGTATTCTCTTTGTTTCGCCTTTGCAGAATCGGAGCGTTCCCTTCCTCTGAAAATGGGTTCCGGCAAGTTTGTGTCGATTTGGCTTTCTATTTGCGTATATGCGTCCGTAAGTCCTATTTCTTCGCACACGGACGATACTTCCGCATCGTCTTCTTTATAGGTTTCGTGCCTTCCGTTGTAATAATTGTCGAAAGTTTTCCAGTCTTGCTCGACCGTTACACGCGCGTTCATTGCCATTTGCAATAGCGACGTGGCAGTCTTTTCACGGTCTTCCTTCGTGGCGTAATTAAATCCTAAAAATTTGTCGTCTTTCTTCGTCATTACAATATCCTTCTCATCCTACGAGACTGTATAAGTTTCTTTCTCGCAGGCTTGCTGTCCATCTTTCCATAAAAGGACTGTTGTCCTCTTGAATAATGCGCTATCGCAAGAGCCATAACCCTATCGTCGTGTTCTCCCGCCATCGCTTCCGGGCGACCTCTTTCGTTAACGACAAACGTCAACATCTCCAAAAGAGTTTCGTTATCTGCAATTTTTTCGGGTTCGTCCCTCACAATCCGTCTTAACTCCGCAAGAATCAGTGGTCTTGTTCTTACGTCGGTTCTGAACCCGTACGATTTCCTAAACTGATGCGTTATACTGTCCTCAATTTCCCTTAGGAACATATTCGGATAGTTTAGTCTCTCGCTCAAAATCTTGTTTTGATACGTATTAAAGTTGCTTTCAATACACATTAGAGCGTTGTTATAATAACGCCCGAGACAATACATTTGGTACGAATAATAATCTTCATCTACGTTCCCGCAGAACACTGCGACCTGATTCCCGTTTGTATTATCAAGCACCATTCCGACAGACCTATCGCTTCCTTCCCCTGCCGTATCCCCGCCGATAACATAAGGGCGGTTCTCCTCGGGGGCGGTGAAGATTTTTGTATACCCGTCAGGGCTCTTCTCCCATCGAATACTTTGGTCTCGTACTCTTCCGTCGCTGTCTATGTCGAAAACAAAATTGCCTCGTTCTATGTTTTTTTTGTTTTTTTCTATTTTTTGTATTCTCGAAATCACCGCGTTTGTTTCGAAATAACAATGTCCCGTCGTGACAAACGCCTCTTCCGGCGTTATCGGATATTCTTGATGGAACATTCTTATATCGCCACCGCACTCGTTTCGTATAGTGTCCCTGCGCCATTGTATCTGCTCGTCATCAAGATTGTACTTTTGTTTAAGCGCAACCTCTTCGTCGGTCAACGGATCGCCATTGAAAGGACTTCTATACTCTTTCATTTCGTTCCAGCCAACAAACACCGGAACATAATCAGACTCCCCGTTCACCGCCTGATACCATCTCTTTCTGAAATCATCAAAACCATTTGCCGTGCTTTCGATAATAACAAGCGTATCCTGCTCTTTCGGCACCGTCTGTAAAATACCAAGCAATATCTCTGCTTTGTTGTTTAACCAAAACGCGTATTCGGATATGTGCCAGTAATGGAAAGTATCGCCTCGTCCGATACCCGCCCCGCCCGCGGTATAAACCTTGATTCCGCTGTTCAGCCCGGTATGTTCTTTGTTGTCAAACAGGAACTCGTGGTCATTGTCCTTGCTAACCGTCGGTCTCAACCCTTCCGGCAACTCCCGATGAATAAGTTTATACTTCTCCATCAACGACTTTGTACTATCGTCACGGTGAGCCATTACCCCGCCCATCCTGTTATGCTTCGTGTTTATCTTCTCCGATATGATTCCCGCCGCAAGCGTCGAAAACCCTATCTGCCTCGCCTTCAAAACTATTATTCTCGGTAACCGCCCCTCTTCGTGACACATCTTTATCGCATCGTATAACTTCCGCTGTCCTTCGTTTAACACAAACGGAATAACCGATCCGTCCTTCGCTTTTATCTTTTCGTACGCCTCGATGTACGCAAGCGTGTTGATTACCATTCACATTTCCTCTTTTTTTTGCAAAATTTTTGCGCTTGGGGGTTGTATATTATATATCTCTACCCCTACGCGTTTCCGCCTATCCCCCCGTGGGTGGCGGGGTGGCTATGCCACTTTGCGCGTGCCCGTTTCCGCCTTTCGCACTTTTCCGCGGTTTTCGACGGAAAATCGGTGTCAGGTCGTGTAGGCGCGCATTATGCGCTCGGACGCTCGGATGCGCCACGCGTGCACTATACGTACGTATATGTTAGAACTCCTTGTCGCCACTAACCGCTTTCAGCAACTCTTCAATGCCTTGTACGCCTATGTTGGCAGTATTGCCACCGCGCATTATCTGCAACTTGTCAAACGCCGTCCCGTATATGATATTCGCCGTTTGCGCGCCCATTTGCTCCTTGCCTTTCAGCGCATCGTCCAGTTTTTTCTCTATAAGAGAAAGGGACTGCTGTTGGATGCGCATTAACTTGCCTTCTAACTCGTTAGCATTTTTCTTTCTGAGTTCTTTGAACTCGGCGGTATCGCGCCACTTATACAGCCAATCCGCAACTGTCTTGCGCGGAACGCCTGTTTTCGCGCTGACTTCTTCGGGCGTATCACCACACGCTAAGAAGAACATACATTCGTCGCGTTCTTTCTGGGGGCGTTTCTTGCCTTGTGCCATAGTTACCTTTTTGTTATCACAAATACATAGTATTTGGTCGCTGTAAAAGATGCTCACTGTTGTGTTTTCCGCAAGTTTTCGGGGAAAAGTTTCTTTCGCCGTTTCGCCCTTGTCTCCGTCGGGATAGTTTTCCGCAATGTTTCGGGGAAAAGTTATCCGCTATACGCTTAAAACCGCCGTCTTGGACATCGCTTTCGTTGCCGTCAATTCTCCGCCCATTATCGCCGTTCTCGGTCGCTTTTCCGCGACTTCTTCGGTAAAAACTCGGCTTGTCTTCGGTCTTATTGCCGAACTTGTTATTTTTTCCACGAAATCTCGGGGAAAAGTTACCCTTTTGTACGTCTGCGTGTTACTCGCTCGACCTCCCTTTTTGGGTTGACCGAGCCCTTCTTTTGCGCGTGTGCAGGCAACGCGTAATGCGCCGCCCGCTGCGCATAAAGAGGCAGTGTGTCTGAGCACCTGTGCTTTGAGTGTATCACCCGATTTTGACCTTGCGACAAAAGTGTGCCAAAAAAATTTTTTTATCTTCGATAATTTCAGTTTTTCGCAAAATTTTTACCTAAAAGGTAACTTGATTGCCTCAAAAAAAATTTTTCCAAGTCCGTTTTCACTCTCTCTTTCAGAGAGCCGAAACCCTTCACCTTATATAGGGGATTTTAATCCCCGTATATCCGGCTATTTTCTATTTATAGAAAATAGGTGCAGTTGCAGACCACAAAAAAGCCGTGCTATCGTTAAATTGTCGACAGCGACAAATCACCGTTGCGGTCAACAACAAAAATAAATTTTTGAGGTGACGAAATGAAATCATCAGTCCGAAAAATCAACACTCAATTGCTCCGTAATGACTCTAACGTTTACGTAGTAAAACTTGCGGAAAACGGCAGTACGGTGTTTGCGGGAAGTCGTGGCGCAAGCGAATCGCAGTGCGCATCTCTTGCGGGCACATTCGCACTTATGCAGGTCGCGGAAGGGCGTTTTTGGTCTGTCGTCAACGCACTTAACAGTGCAAACGACTTTTCAACGCCGACTTCGTCGGGTGCACTTGCCTCGCAAGATTGTATGGGGCGGTTAAATGCTACGCATTTCTGCACTAAATGCGGAAAACTCTTGTCCGCTTCGGAAGCCGAAACGCACGACTGTTCAAGCGTGTGTTCCGTGTGCGGCGAAACCTTGACCGCCGCCGAAAAAAAGGCGGGCAAATGTATTTCTTGCTTACGCAAGAGATTTGCTTATGTGTACAACTACCACGGCACCCCTTCGGATATGCGTCGTCCGCGATTCACGTCCGAAACTATGCGTGCAAAAAAACTGCATCTCGGGCTCGAAATTGAGTTTTCGACGGGATTGTCGGCACCTTCGGTGTCTACTCTCGGTAAGGCAATCGACTTGATTCTCAATGAGAATCCTCTCGCAGGTAATGATGTGCATTTCGAACGCGATTGCTCGCTCTCTGGCAACGGGTTTGAGGTTATTACTAACCCTCAAACCTTGCGTGCCTTCCGTCAACAAAGCAAAAAGTTCAACGAGTTCTTTAAGTACCTTAAAGAAAACGACGGAAATATGAGAAACTGTGGCTCGCATATCCATATCGACCGCGCCTTCTTCGGGGAAAATGCAGTCGCTTGCGGATTGTATATGGGCTCGTATATCGCAAGACACTGGGATAACCTTTTCGCAAAACTTGCGGGCGGTGCCATCAACTCTTTCAGCCGTCCTATCCTCTACACCGGCGGAAGCGTGGTTGCGTATGCGGCGCGTTTGTATCAATCAGCATACGGGCACAACGTCTTCTTTAATCTCGGCAATAGTGACACTATTGAACTTCGTTTATGGCGTGGTACTCTCGACTACACTCAAACGCTTGCATATCTCGACATAACGCAAGCACTCGCTCAATGGGCAAAACACCGCAACGACAGTAACTTCGTTAAGTCCAAACCTTCGGACATTTTCAAGTGGGCACAGTTCCCCGCAAATACTTGGGCGTATGTGCAACGTTGCATCACCGATACGCAATTACTCGCCGATATACGCAAGGCTCTCGATGTTTGCGACGGCACCGATTATTGATAACTTTTCCGCAATAAACCGCGGAAAAATACACTCGGCGGGGATTATCCGTCCCCGCAAAAAACCAACTTTCCCGCAAAAAACCGCGGAAAATATACTCGGCAATAAGCCAAAGGAGATTCATATATGTGCGTTATCGCTTACAAACCCGCAAATGAAACATTACCCGACGACATTGTTAAGACAATGTTCAAAAACAACCCCGACGGCGCAGGCTTTATGTTTGCGTACGAAGGCAAACTGTATATCCACAAAGGATATATGACCGTTGACGCCCTTCTCAACGACTTACACAAGGTTCCGACTTCGCTCGCAATCGTTGTGCATACTCGTATAGGTACGTCAGGCTCGAAGTGTGCAGGAAACACCCACCCGTATCCCGTTACAGACATCCCCGCCCTCACGAAAAAAACCTCGCTCGTTATCCACGACGGCTATGCGTTTGTTCACAACGGCGTGTTGTCTAATATGCGTATAGACGGCGATTACAACGACAGTCAGGCTTTCGCGGTAAAATTCCTTGCCCCGCTGTCAAAACTCGCTCAAAGCGAAAACTTGGGCTTGCAAAGTGACATTTGTCGTGGTATCATAGAGCCAGCACTCGGCTATAACAACCGCATCGTGATTATGGACACGCAAGGACGCGTCACACTGTACGGCAACGGTTGGATATCCGATAACGGCGTTTATTATTCCAACACGACCTACAAGCCTTACACCGCACCACGCTATTACACCTCGTGGGCGACCGACGAGGGCTTGCCTTTCTATTATCGTAAAAAATCAAAAAGCACTTCTGCTGTTTATCTTGACGATTAACTTTTCCGCAAAAAAACGCGGAAAATGCAAGGCGGGACTATAACGGTCTCGCTTTGCAATTAAACTTTTACTCAAAAAACGGAGGAAAACCAAAATGAAAATCAGAGTCGTAACAAAAAAACCTAACGAAAAACCCGAAATTGTGGACTTCGAAGACGAACTCAACGAGTATCAGCGTTTCGTGGGCGGGTGTATCGAGTGCTATGAGGTTATTTCGGGCGTGAACTTCGTGATAAACGAGGACGGAAAATTCCTGCGCCTAATGCCTAACATAGTTTGCCCCGAGTTCGACGACTTCTTCGTGGGTAATATACTTGCTGCGGGCGTGGACTTCGAAGCGGGTTGCTTTCTTAGTCTCACGGACGAGCAAGTGCAAGAAGTGATAGATTATTTCAACAAGTATCACATTGAGGACGGGAGGAAAATCGTATGCCGAAATACAGAATGCCAGTAAAGCCGGAATACAAGCCAATTAAAATATATGCAAGGAAAAAGGTTTTCCGGTTTACGCCGATAACCATAGACCATAAAGCCCGCCCCGGGTATAACGACGTTATTCTCTTGAAAATATCCGAACGCGTCGCGTCCAAAGAAAACTTCACGTCGTACGTTAAACGTCTCATATACGAAGACGCGTTACGTAATCCGCCCGTAATACCCGAATCTGTTACCGCCCCGAAAAAAACCACAAAAAAATCTACCAACCAACAAGAAAAGCAAGGCGAATAACCTTGCTTTTTCTTTTTTATTTCACGTTTTTGTCGTTGCCATCAAAGAACCAATGTTGACCGTACTTGTCTATTGCGGGCGGTTCCCAATGGTACCCGTCGGGCACGTTTTCCCCGTCCCAAAACTCATTTATGTCCTCGTAATACACATACGGCTTTTCTCGCTTGTACTTGTAAATATTATTATACATCGGATACAAATTATCGTCCTCGAACAGTTCGGGATATTCGTACGGCAACGTGCGTCCGATAACGTACGTCTGTCCGCACTCGGGACACAGCACGTAATGCAACAGGCGCAACCCGCGCGACGGGTGCTCTACAATTCGCGTTTTAATGTCCTCGGGCGTGAACTCGTATATACATCCGCACTGAGTGCACGTTTCGACTTCATAACTTTTCCCCGATTTTTTGAAGTTTTGTGTAAATTTCTCCACCTCGCCTTTATTGTAACCGGGCATAAGTAATCCACTGCTCCATCTAATATTCATTGTCACCACCTCCTATGTTTACATCATACCATACCTTTAAGGAAAAGGGAACTAAAACTAAAACTTTACCCCGATTATTTCATATAACGTATCAACCGTGTTTTCTTCGATTTTGGAAAGCCTAAAAAGACCGTTCCAAAACCTTAACGCTGCGTCGTTGTTGTTCAGTATATGCAACCTCACTCCCTCCGCTCCGCTTTCTCGGACGTACTCTTTAACCGCTACGCTTGCAAGCCCCTTGCGCCTATGCTCGGGCTTAATATAAACGCAGTCTATATAGTCCGCGCTTCCGCATATTATACCCGCCATTTCGCCATTGTGCTCGATAACGTTAATCTTGCTAAACGCTCCTATAACCCGCGGAACCCACATCCTATCCAGTTCTTTTCTGAATGCCATATAAGCCTCCACTATTTCGTCGTTCATTCTTCTCTTAAATCTTCGACATACCTCCACGATTGCGGGGGCGAAGTTAATCTATTTGTGCAATGTTCTTCCCAATAGTCGTATTGACCGCCGTGGTATAAAGCGTATTCTTCTTCGTCGGGTGGAATTATTTTAACACAATGCTTACAAATCGTACAATAATGAAAAGTGTCGGGGCAAGGTTTAAGAAAATCACTCAACTCTCTCGGCTTGTCGTATATCTTCAAGTCGCTTATGTGCCAACCCAACGCTTTTCTAAAATTTGTATACCGAATAAAATCGGTTCTGTTAAGACAAGTTTCCTCGTCAATGTATTCGTTCGTCTTTGGATTAAATGGTGCTATGCTGTCGCAATCCACGGTGATTATCTTATCGCATACAAACTCGCCAATGATTTTCCCGTTTTGTTCGTTATAATCTTTAACATATCCATCTGCTTTGGGGCGCAACGTATTTGTCAATTCAAAATTGTTATCGTCATCTACTCGATATAAATACGGCTTGTCTTT